CATCATCATGCGATACTGTCTCGCTAAACTCCGATGTATAAAATTGATCATCTCCGGAAACGCCATTAACATACGTCATTTGGAGCTCCCATGAGAAAACTTTACCTCCGGAAACATAAGGTATTGCAGTTGTTAAATTTTTAGTTATCGCCATAATAGTATTTATTACTAAGTGTGAATTAATATACAAAAAAAGCCGAGCTTAAGCTCGGCTTTTTTTGGTTAAAATTAAAGTTAATATTAACGGTACCCTAATTGTACTAATCTTCTAGTATTAGGATCAACTGCAAGATCTTGACCAGAAGCTACAACGGTCATAGTACCTTGAGCGGCAGTATAAGTTACCGTCATACCATCTGTATTTACAAGAGCGATTGTGGCGCCGTTATAAGCAGAGTGAATTCTAATTTTAGAATGATGTCCGCCACCGTCAGGTGAGTTAACATTACGAAGAGTTGCCGGAGCGTCAGGTGCGAGAATATCAGCACTTAAGTTAAACATAAGACCTACAACGTCTTTACCGTCAATTTTACCGGTTTCTATAAGTTGTACAGAGTTATTTGCTGCACTAAGTGAAAATTGTCCACCTCTACCGGCTGCATTTTGGTCGGATGGAATAGGCGCTGGGTCTCCCATTTTTGTAATATCATAGAGACCAGTATCGAAAGTTAAAGAGTAATTTGACATATTAATATTTAGTCAGTGCTAATCAATTTTTATCGAATTAGGCTTAATTTTACGTATATATACTTCACCATATACTTCTAGTTTACCCATCTCTTCTTGAAATTGCTTTTGAGACATATCTTTCCACCCTTGGAGCTTCTTGTATATCTCATCGCCTTTCTTTTCTATGAACTTTATATCATCATAGTGGTTACTGCACTCAGCGTACGGTCTAGCTTTAGCATTAAAGTGATAGAAGGTAGGTAATGCATAGCCTCCTTTACGTTTACTTGTCTCTGCTATTTTAGCAGCTCCCTGCTTTCTTTTATCAACAAACTTAAGAAATAACTTCTCTGCTGATGTCACAGTCTCTTTAAATGCTTCAATAAGTCTTAAGAACTTCATACTATTATTTAGTCTATAAGACAAAAAAGAACAGTGAGGCTTTCGCCCCACTGCTCAGTTTTATTCTCTTTGAACTTAATCTTAGAAGTATACAGACTGCGATGCAGGTGTAAACGCTTCACCAAGACCCTGAACAATTACAACGTGGTAATAGAGGTCAGCACCGAAGATGTTATCAACGACACCATAACGAGTCAGAAGACCAACGCGCGGAGCGAAGTCGTTCGGACCAATAGTTCTCTGAACCATGACTGGAATGTATGGGCAATAGATGATACCGGTATCGTAGAATTCTGGTCCCTTGTATCCAAGGAGAGCATATTCAATCGATGTTGTACCAGAGTAGCTTTGGCCGAAGCCTCCACGTTGTACTTCAGTACGGGTATCACGGTAAATACTAAATCTTCCGCCGAGCGAACCGATTTTAGCGATTCCAACAGGCTGTGTGTTAACGTCACCCTGTACAGGTACCCACTGGAATTCAGGGAGCATCTCAAGGATAGCGCAAACTTTTGGTGTTGCAACTACAAAGTTGGCAGCACCACGTCTGTTACGAACGGCAATACGGTTAGCTTCGATAATAAGTTTCTGATAGAAGTCGCGGTTACGTTCTACGAGCCAGCGTCCATCAGCAGATGCAGGACTCCAGAAGGAGTATCCTTGTCCGCTGGACCCATTAAGGGCAGATTGGATCATTCTCATGAGCATTTCACGGTCAATCTCAGCTTGGATCTCATACGACATAGCGTTTGTGATCTCAGAATCGATATCAATTCCGTTCATGTTCTTGAGGTCTTGCTCAAGCTCAACAGACCAACGAGCTCCAAGTCTACGAGTTCCAGCTTCAACAGCTGTCTTCTCGAATTTGACTTCGACCTGTGGAATGTTACCGGTGATCTCAAATGCAGAGAGGATCTGGGCAGTACCCCTATCTTCTGTTGCAAAGGACCAATCAGCGTTACCAGTGAGTTGTGCAGAAGATGTACCAGTAAAGCGGGTATCAAGTAATTGATATCCAAGTTCATCAGCGTTGAGTCCTTCGGACCCTTGGTATGTGTCACCAAGTCCGTTTCCGGTTCCGGTTCTGGCGTCTCCGCCGTCAATACCGGTTCCAAGATCATCGGATTGGTATGCATAACGTAAAGCAAATGCAAGTCCAACAGGACCAGACATTGGCTGAACGCCTACAATCTCATTAGTAATAAGCTCAGGGAACGTACGACGAATCATCGGGATTAAGACTTTTGGAAGACGTGCATCTTGAGGTGCGTATGTATCACCGGAAGAAGACTGACTTGCAGGGTTGAAGATTGTTCCTCCCTGAGCAGCTGTTCCTAGTGATCCGCCACCTGTTGAATTACTCTCTTCGATACACCATTTTTCTTGGTTCTCAAGAAGAATAGCAGTATTTAAGCGAGTAGTATCGTCTTCGATAGCCTTAACGCTATCAGAAGAATATTCAAGAACTGGTGCCCACTTCTCAAGAAGTGAATCAGCTCTATTTCTATCTATAAATGATTGTGGTTTATTCATAATTTTATTATTTCTTTCTATTTTATTCGACCTTCATGGAGACTAGCTCCAGGTTGTTCAGGCACCGTATGCCTCATTGTTCAGGGTGAAATTCTACTTCATACGATTTAGCTCAGCTAAATACGGGTTTGAAGTTGACGTATCAATCTTTTCCTCTACAAGCTTAGGTGCATCAGCTTTAACTGTGCGCTTTGTAAAGGCTTCCTCTTTAATAACATCGATTCTCTCCTTCTCTTTCTTATCAAAGAGTTTAGCAGTGTATTCGAAGTTTTCCTCAATAAATTTAGGTGCCTTATCACTAAGTACCTTACGTAAATATTCCGCTTTCTTATCTGAAAGTTTAGCGGTCTTTGATTCAATTAGTAAATCAGCTTTTGTCTTATTATAAGCTTCTTTAAGAAGTTTGTTCTCCTTTACAACAGTATTAAGCTTCTCACTTAAAGAATCAATCTGTGTCTTACCATCCATAACAGCATCTTTAACCGACTCACTCATAAGTGAAGAGTCAACAGCAAGTACTTGGCGAAGATTAGATAAAACATGCATTGCTGTCTTGTTCTGAGTAGCTTCTAAAATAGCATCTGCAGGAATTGACTCCTCGATATACTCTTCTAAGTAATCAGAAATAGACTCAACCAAGCTTTCTTTGAAAGTAGAAGCGCTAGAGTTAATATCTTTTTCGTATTTGTTAATAACAGTAATTAATTTTTCTGCATTGTTACGATCAACCGCTTCAACTACTCTCTCGAGCTTAGAAGTGTGATCCTTATCAATTGCACCTACTAATTCTTGTAGCTTTTCAGCATACAGTTCGTCTTGTTGAGCTAAAGCTGCTTCTACGGATAACGTGACTTTATCTTTAAGGGCAGACTCGATAGTATCAATAGACTCTTCAGTAAGAACTTCGGTGACGCTTTCTGGTAGTAATGTATTTTCGCTCATATTAGAAAAGTGGTTTTTCGGTTGCGTTATTGATTCTTGTTTCAATTTTATCCTCAACAGCGCCTTGTAAATATTTATGGGCTGAAGCGTAATTTTTATCAGAAATAGCTGATATAAAATTAGCTATCTTGCTTTTAGTAGTTTTGACACTCTTTCTTTCTTGTGACATAATATTATTTATAAGTAATTTTAAAGATTCTTAATAAAATTCATAAACCTCTCACGTAAATATGTGTCAACATCTTTCCGCGGTAGAGTTTTAATTGATTCCTCGAACTTATCGTAAATTTCTTCGTAACTACCATCTTGTGCTAATACATATTGCTTAGACTCTAAAATGCCATTAACAAAAGCACTAGAATATGATGGATCTGCAACACAGTCAACAGCTACAAGCTTTAAGTTACGAACTGTATTATGATTAGTACCTTCTTCTAATGAACCCAAGGCTCTAGAAGACATACCTAATTTAACTCCATCATTAATTAATGATCGTACAACCTGACCGCAAGGAGTAGAAAGCACTTTTGACTTACCATAAAAAATATTTCCGTCTTGTGTTAACTCGGTTACCATATGACAGGCGCGTTCTAAGTCAACGTCTGCAGAAGATGGATGGTTTAATTCACCCATAGCACGACCTGGTATAACCATCTCCTCATTATAACGTGCAACTTCTCGCTCTAATTCTTGTCTAGGGTAAAGTCTATTGTTACGATTAACACCTTCGGCCATCATATATGGGCCCTTTATAAAAAGGTTTGAAGGAGAGTTCTTATTTGTCTCCTCTTCGATAATTTCAAAGTTATCGATTACATCAGGATTTTCTACAACCAGGTTAAGTTTAAGAGCCATACATTTATTTAGTCGACCGCACTATAAAAGCTCTTTTTCAGTTACTATTATAAAGGAAAGACCACGTTTTTTACTATATTTTCGTGCAGCTTCCCACTTATCCTGGTTTATAACATAAGCTTTCTGCTCATATATAAGATGTTGCTTCTTTCTATACTTGGTTTGAGGTGGTTTGGTTTGTTTGGATGGTTTAATTTCCACCAAATATTTCTTAATAGTATCACCCTCCTTAATAACTACATAGTTATCTACGTAGTATCTATGCATTCTACCGTCCAATGGACTGTAATATGGAACAATTACATTCTCACTACCCCATTTTATAACATTTTTATTGTTATCGCAGAATCTAAAAAACTTTAACTCTAAACCTGACCGGTAAGTAGCTTTAGAACCTATAAACTTGCCCTTATTCTTAGGTACAAACTGACCTTGTCGCCATTTTTTCGCTGCCATTACCCTACAATAAACATAGTTGGATCATTATCACCCATACCTGGTGAAGCTCCTTCAAGAAGCTTCTGTTCAAGCTCTGCTTTTCTAGTAGTACCTTCTTGAAGTAAGTCGGAATTAAGAGCTCCACCACCCAAAAGACTAACACTACCGAACTTACCACGAACTCTACCTATAGTAATCATAGATAACGCTAACGCGTATTCGTAAACCCATTGCTCCTTTATAACATCACGCAAAGCGCGCTCAACATAACATGATATAACACCGTAAAATTTATGATTTTTAGGTTGTGGATACATTCTAAGATACTGCGTTCTATCATCAAACTTTGTATCACGTTTGGTTGCTAATACCTTCTCCCTAGTATCCATCCACTCTTTCATTGTATACCACGAAACTAAATCAAAACCATAATTACCTAATGCATAGCTAAAATATGTTTGCTGCGCTAAAGTTTGCTCTAATGTAAATAAAGTATTAATACCGGTTGATGAACCTTCTTCAAAGTCAGTAACAGCAATTACTTTTCTATAATCCATTACATCATAATCATATACATTCTGATATGTAAAGGCGTCGGAAGCTGAACCTTGATACGATAACGTCTTTCTTGCATTTTCGGTAAATGAGCTAGATAGAGTGTTACTGAACGCTGTAATAGAGTCGTATAAAGTCTTATCAAACAGCTCAAATTGTGCTATACCATCAGTAAAGGTAGCAGATAAAGCGGATGAACTAGCAAATGTTGAACTTAGAATGGGGGTAGTAGCAACAAATACTGTTTCAGCTGTTTCTGCATAAAACTCTGGACCTGGTCCTAGTGGATTAGTACCTGCTACTTTTTTAGCATTAGTATCTAAATCAGTGTTAGTAAGTGTATATAATAAATCTAAACGTATACCTTTATTTGTTTCATATAAACCAGAATCAAATATAAGATACTCTTGAGTATAACCAGCGTACTTTGTAAAATATTCTGCAGCAATTTGAATATTCTCTCTCAATTGATCGGTATGTATCTCGAGTGATACTAGAGGATATCCTAACGATCTTTTTATTCTATCACCTAATCTATCAAATGTTTCAATCTTATTGTTAAGATTGGTAGAAAGAAAAGCAGAGAGAGGTGTAATTTCACATGCTAAAGCCATACTATTATTTAGTCATATAAAAATAAAAAGATAGAAGAAAAAAATATGCTTTGTATTAAATATTGATATGGCACTTTCAGCAACAGTAGTCCCTCCCGTAACTGGCGGTCACATGTCAGCAGCATACCTTTCTACATTCATGACAGCAACAGTACCATCTGGTGGTACGTTGATACAAATTCTTGAAACTGGTCCAAGAATGGTATTAATCTTTGATGATGGTAATTAAAAATTAAACTTCATCAACGGGATCAACCGCCTCAGGAGCTTCTGCTTCTGGGGCTTCCCCTTCTGCTGCTGGACCTCCGCCAAACTCTGGTACTGCACCACCACCTCCAGCGGCAACACCACCACCTTCTCCACCTACAGCAGCTTCACCTTCACCTGCTAGATTACCGGCTACCATCTGCTCTTTCCAAGTTGGTCCCGCT